CATGTCTTTAGGGAAGTCGCCTAGCTTGCCCAGCTTGCGCTCAAAATCCTTCAGGCCAACGATGTCGCCTGGGAACTTGCCGCTGCCGCCAACCTTGCCGCCACCGCGCCCGCTTAATGCCTCCCTTAGCCTAACGCCCACTAGTCCCTTTCTCTTTGCAGAAGATGCGCAAGCCGTCGCGGCGGCCGATTTCCTCGAAGCCCAGAATGTCGTAGTTGCGCGACTCAAACACGATCGTGTCGGCTTGGCTGATGCTTAAGCCGCCAGCGTCATCCGTCGGGTTGGGATGCCGGACAACGAAAGTGACGTTGCGCTGCGGGTAGAGCTGGTTAGCTTTCACGCTTTCCGTGGCGCTACCAGGATAAAGCACGTCAGCCCACATGTCAGTGTCGGTGGTGGCGCTAACAGTTGGCTGGCCGTAGTCGTCCTGCGTCAGGGTCTCCTGGCGGATAGTGATGGAGCGATCGCGTAGGCCTGCCTGCTTCATGTCGTAGCAATGATGCGGTTAGCGTTAAGCAAAGCGTCGGTGCCAAGCTTCACGCGCGTCGTAATGCTGCCGCTAACCTCATCGGTGCGCATGTCGTAAAGGTGCCCAACGATAAGCTTGATAGCTGCAATGATGGAAGCCGGGATGTCAGCCGGAGCGTAGCCAGCTGTAAACTCAATGCGGACCGGCGTAAGCACATAGTCTTCATGCGTTGGCGGATCCTCGAAGTAAATAAGAGCTGGCTTGCGGAAGATGTCGTAGTGAACCTTAGTAGCGGATAGCGTCTGCTCATCGCCTGCGCTGTCGTCATACTTAACTGCACCCACCGCAGTAAGCGGCCCAACTGGGAAGCTAGCGTACTGCCAGGTTCGAAGGTATCCCGTCACAGAATACGAGCCTAAAAGCACGTTCGTGTAGTTTTCCACGTAGCTGATCGCGGCAAGCCTCGCTGACTCGATGAGAGTGTCCTCAAGTGAGTGAGTTACACGCAGATGCTTCTTGAGCTCAGCTGTTGAAATAATCTGCTCTGCAAGCGTGCTCCCGCTTACGTCAGTCTGTAATGCTCCGATGGCTACTTGCATAGGCTAAAAATAAGAAAGCCCAGCGCGATGGCCGGGCTTTCCATATGAGTGTAATAACGCTTATGCGTCGTCGTGGACGGACAGGACAGCGGCGGCGTAAATCTCTGCAGCTCCAGCGTAGCGGTGGACGCTGATGCGCACGTCGTGAGCCGTGTCAAAGGTGTAAGGGTTGACAACGATGTCGAGGCCGCCGAAGAAGCCAAGCACAGCGGCCATGTTGAAGTCGCCGATGAGCAACTCGCCGGAAGCGCCAACGCCCTCGCGCAGGAGGTCAGTGACGAAGTAGGGGTGACCCAGCACCGTGTTGGTCGCGCGGTCAAGCGTGGGCGTGACGCTGCTCACCTGTGCCAGCGTGGCGAGCGTCTCGTGGCCGTTGCCGTTAGCGATGACGCGGATGTTATTGAAGTCAACGCCTGCGCTGATGAGAGCGCCCTCAGCTGCCGCCAAGTTGGTGTTGGTGATGGCAACGTAGTCGCCGTCTGCAGAGTCAGGCTGGATGACGCCAAACACATGCTTGTCAATCTGGCGATCCATCTGCACGCGCATGTCGTTCGTGATGAGCTGCTCGATAGCGTTGCCGCTCTGGATCATGAGTTGCTGGCTGACGGTAGCAAAAGCGCTGAAGCGCTGCGGCGTGAGCTGCGCGCGGCCCAGGGCCATGTTGCTGTCGGCTGCCGGTGCGGCACCCTCGTCGACCTCGCTGATCGTGGAAGCGGTGGCGACAGTCGGGATGTCAGTGTTGAACTGCAAGCCGTTCAGCACCCGACCGCCAGCACGCTGGAAGACAGTCTGCGAAGCGAGAGCGGCGATGCCCTGCTGGATGTTCTTACCAACAACCTGGAAGCCTTGAGCGGAAGCAGGCGTACCGGAACCGGAGCTAAAGTCGCCAGCAGTACCGTCGGCAGCTGCACGCATAGCAGCTTCAGGAATGCAGAGCGTACCGCGCACAGGAACGTTGGCAGCCTTGGCCTCGTTGCGGGCCTGCTCGGTGAACTCAGCAGCAACGCCAGTGACGCGGCCATGCTGGTAAGCCTCACGCACAGCGTGGCTGAGGTCAAACCGCTTGTTCATGCGGGCCAGCTCGCGCTTCTCGCCGTTGCTTGCCTCGCCGGCCAGCACAGCGCTCTTGGCGATGCTCTGATCTTCCCGCTTAACTTTCAGCTGCAGGTCGACCTTGCGGATCTCCGTTGCGAGGCGCTCCATTTCAGCCACGTCTGCCTCGTTCAGATCGCGGTCCTCCAGTTCAGCAGCTTGTTTTACGTCGTTGCGCTGCTCGACATACTGCTGGCGCAGGGCCTGCAAATCTTTGATAGGCAAATCCATATCGATGAGTTTTGTCAAATATAAATCACTCTAAGTTGTTGGCCTTGCGGTAGTAGCGCCAATGCTCATCGTAGACGCTTCTGGCTACTTCGCGCAAGTCGCGGCGCAGGTTGTCCCACAGCTGGCCGAAGTGCTCTTCGCTAAAGTTGCCTTCGCCGTCTAGCTCTTCGCTGAACTGCTCGAACCGCGCCGCGCTGTCACGCCTCAATATCTCCAGGCTTCTCTGTAGCTCCTTCGCTGCGTGCTGACACTTCGGTATTCGCATAGGCTGGGAAGCTAACTGGCGAGACATCTAACAGCCTAGAAACCAATGTGATGACACGCGTTCCGTCTTCCTGAATATCCTGCTCTCCGATTGTGAAACCAAAGCTGCTCTGGCTGATGTCGCCGCGCTTGACCATAGTGTAGAGGTCGCGACCAGCTTGTGTGTCTACTAGCTCAGCGCGGTAGTGCAAACCCTTCTCGTCGTCACTCAGCTTAAGCGTGCCGTTCTTCGTGCGAGCCAGCGGTGCGCCGTCGTGATTAAGCAACAAGCGCACGTCGTCGTCCATGACTTCGCGGAAAGCACCTGGCGCAATCATCTCGCGGAAGTTGCCAATCTGCGTCGGGTCGTTGTACAGCGCGGCGTAGCCTTCCAGCATCATGGGCTTATCGCTGGCAGCGCGAAGCTCAGCGTTGCGATACATGACGCCGTCGGCTGCAGCCTTGCGCTGTTGCTCCTGCACCTCGCCAGAAAGGAAGCGCTTGATCTGGTCAATGCGTTGCTTAGGCTCACCGCACAAGTTGCTGTAGCTGATGTGCAGCGAGAGCGGTGTGACCTTCTCGCCAGGGTTATTCTCGTTGTGCGCTCGCGCGATGTTGCGCAAGGCGCGCTTTACTGCGTTGTCCATTTTTTTACTCGTTTGATGCAGCGGCATCGCTGGCAATCTTGTCGCTGTACGCTTCTAAGCGGTCCAGCGCGATCTGGTTAACCTGGACTGTATGCACGTCGCCGCCAGTTACAGGGTTGAGTTCTTCCTGTGCGCGCACCTCGTTGATGCTCATCACGCCGTTCTGCAGCATCTGAGTGAAGAACGCAGAGCGCGCAGCCATGTCGCCACGAAACAGGTCGTTCAGTTCGAACTTGAAGTAATGCGTCGGCTGCTCGATAACGTTCAGCAGCTTGCGGTTTAGCTCCTGCTCGATGCGCTTAGCCCAGGGCAGGATCGTGTGGCGCGCAAACATCAGGTTCTGTTGCTCGACGTTGTTGTAAGTCGTCTGCGATTCAAGCTGAACCAGCGCAGGCGGCACGCTGAAGATGCGGCAAATCTCTTCGGCTTGGAACTTGCGCGTTTGGATGAACTGCGCTTCTTCTGGCGGGATGCCGATACGCTGATACTTGAAGCCGAATGGCAGGAGCTTCGTGCCGGCGTTGGTGCTGGAGGCGTTCCAGCTCTGTTGGACCACGTTAATCTGGTCGTTCTTCAGCGGCTGCTCGCTAGACAGCACGCCGGTCATCTGTCCGCCATTGCCAAAGTACATGGCGCCATAGTCCTGAGCGCTGCGGGCAAGCCCCAAGTTCTCGCGATGCAGCCTGATTGGGCTCATGCGATACAGGTTGCTGACCTCAAGCATGTCCTGCATGTCGACAACGCGGCCATCAGCCAGCTTGTACATGATAGAGCCGTTCAGCTCCTTGCGCTCAACCTGCTCGCTTGGAATGCAAACCAGTTGCTCAACGCGCCCAGCACCATCGCGAACAATGAGCGCATAGCCACAGCCGCGCAACAGAGCGTCAGCTACTATGCTCTCCCAAAAATTGAAGGGTGTATCTTCGCTATTAGGAGAAACAGAGACGGCGCGGTAAGCCGGGTGAGCAAATAGCTTTACGCGGTTTACTCCGTCGCTCTCATAAAGGCAGAGGCTGAGGCTGCTCAGCGTAGATGCCACCTTGTAAACACAAGCGTAAACAGTGCTCAAGGCTAGGCTGCTAGTCTCGGTAATGCTGGCGCCCGCCATAGTGGGTCGCGCCAAGCCGACAGCGGCGGCGATGTCTTGCGGGCGGTCGAGCCCGACGCGCATGCGCACCTGCTGTGCTAGTCGTTGGAAAGCATTAGCCATGCTATAAAGGTAAAAAAAAGCGGGCCCGCCGTCGCGAGCCCACCCAAAACCTAAATCATGACTACAGAGTAATGATGTCTAAAATAACGTCATCGTCCTCGTCGTTGTTAAAGTAACAACCCAGCGCCATGATTGACGCCACGATGCCGTCGACTTTCTGACTTTCGCTGTTTTTTTTCTTACTAACCTTAATGTTGTCCGCGTCGTCGCGTTGCAGCTGAACGCAACCGATCTGCCAGCGCAAGACAGGATGCGCGCCATGCTGAATCTTGCCCTGGCACATGAGGCGCTCGAACTCCTTTGTAGGGTAGCTCATGCTTGCATAGCCTTGCCCAAACTTCTGACAGTCCATGCCGGCGTCGATGAGGTCGGGCACGACCATTTCGGCGTAGTAGCGGTCGTAGGCTAAAGCTTTCAGGTTGTAGCGCTCGAAGCAACTGAGGATGTAGTCGCGCACGACAGTCATGTCGGTAACGTTGCCCTCTGTGATAGTCACCAGGCCGGCACGCTGAAAGGCGTAATAGTCGATGCTCCCGCTCTTCTCCTTGCTCTGTGCCTTCACTTCGTTGCAGAAGTGGTGAACCTTCAAGTAAAACGCGTCGGCGTCCTCGTCGTGGAAGATGAGAGCGACAGCAGTTAAGTCCTTGACGCTCGCCAGATCGAGGCCAGCGTAGCAGGGAAGTGTGGCTAGGTGCTCGTCGCTGACCGTATCCGCTCCGCGCATAAACTCTTCGTCGGTGAGCCACCGCGTTTCGCTTGCTGTCCAAATATTCAGGTGCAATCGCAGGAAGGTGTTGAGCTGTCGCGGGTTGCTCTCGCACTTGCGCACCTCCTGCTCGAAGTAGGCAGCCTTGCAGATTGAGCCGTAGCCTGGGTTTGCTTTCTTCCATGTGGCTTCTTCGCGCCAATCGTCGTCGCGATCAGCTGCATAAATGATAGGAAGAAATGTTGGGTCGTCTATCTCGCCGCTGGCCACTTTGTGCGCATAGCTGTGCACCTCATAGCAGATGCTGTTCACGTCGTGGCCGGCAGTCGTGATAGCGCAGATCAGCGGCTGAGCCCTGGCACCCGTGCTCGTGGTCAGCACATCCCACAAATCGCGGTTAGGCTGCGTGTGGAGCTCGTCGAAGATGACAGCGGAGGCGCTAAAGCCGTGCTTGGTGTTGGCCTCCGCGCTGATAGCTCGATACCAGTTGTTCTTGTACTCTAGGCTGTTCTGCTTAATCTTCACGTGCTTGCGCAGAATTGGCGACTGGCGGACCATAGCGCTGGCCACTTCGAACACGATGCGCGCCTGGTTGCGATCGCCGGCCGCGCTGATGACCTCCGCGCCATGCTCGCCATCTTTGAGCAAGTGGTAGAGCGCCAAGCAAGCGGCCAGGTTGCTCTTGCCGTTCTTGCGCGGAAGCTCGATATAGGCGGTGCGGTACTGCCT